CACAATGCTTTGGACACGGCTCTGTAGGTTTAACAGGATATATTGACCAAGTAAGAATATTCAATAAAGTAGTTAGTCCATCAGAAGCTGCTGAATTATTTGAAGCAACTCAATACAATGGTACTGCTACCAACGTTAATTATTTAGGGATGGCTTTTAGTCCTTCGTTGGTGTGGATAAAACAAAGGTCATCTCCTGCTGAATCACACGCTTTATTTGATATTATTAGAGGTGCAAATAAATCTTTGTGGTCAGATTCAGATACTTATGAAAGAGATTGGACAGCATTTTCAACATTAAATTCTTTTGATTCTAATGGTTTTACTTTAGGAAGTGATTCTACTCAAAGAGTAAATTTAAATGGAGGTTCATACGTTGCTTGGTGTTGGAAGGCAGGAGGTGCAGCAGTATCAAACACAAATGGAAGTATTACAAGTCAAGTAAGTGCAAATCAAGCAGCAGGGTTTAGTATTGTGAAATATACAGGGAATGGTTCTTCAAGTGCTACTGTAGGACACGGCTTGAGTTCAACTCCTGAACTCGTAATTATTAAAAATACATCAGATGCGTTTTCTTGGGCTGTAAGACATTCTGCATTAGCTTCAACGGATAATGTTTATTTAAATGCAACTGTTGAGGCAACAACTGTTTCTTCTACTGCACACGGAGGAGTTGGTAGTTTAACTTCTACTACTATTGGATTTTTAAGTGGTGCAACGACATTAGAAAATGTAAATACATCAAGCGACAATTACATCGCCTACTGCTTCCACTCTGTAGATGGGTATCAGAAGGTAGGGAGTTATAGTGGTTCAAATTCAAATTTACAAGTAACTACAGGATTCCAACCAAGATTTGTTTTACTTAAAAATAAAGATGCTGCAACTCCTTGGGCAATGTTTGATAATTTAAGAAGTGGAAATTTATATGCAAATGATAGTGCTGCTGAAAGTGATACTGCTTCCAATTATATAAGTTTTAATTCTACAGGATTTGAATTAGTTGGTGGAACAGGTTCTTATATTAACATTGCAGGATATACTTGGATTTATTTAGCAATAGCATAAAATGACTGATTTGAAAATATACGGAGCAAACCTAATCGCACTTGTTTTAAGTGTTACAGAAGTAGAACCTTTGTTACAGTTAGTATCATTGAGTTTAGCAATTATATATACCTTAATTAGTATTTATAAAAAACTAAAATGAATATAGATTTAAACGGAGATAAAAAAGCAGACCTTTCTATAAGTGTTCCTCAAATTATTACTTTATTGGCAATGTTTGCTTCTATAGTAGGTTCGTATTATTCATTAAGTGCAAAGATAGAAGCTAATACTGCTGATGTAGAAAAACTAAAGTATAATGAAAAGGAATATACTTGGAAAGCACAAAGACAACTTGAAGCTGAAGTAAGAACAATTACTTTAGAGATGAGAGATTTTATGAAGGATTTAGAATATTTAAAAATAGATAAAAAGAAATAATGGATAAGATAAAAGAAATAGGAGGCAAAGCCATTGACTGGATTGTAAACTGGACTGCTACAAATTGGAATGGCGGTATTTTTAATAGAGGCAAAGTTGTATTTGCTTATGGTTTGATCATAATAATTCTGTTAGGGTTGATCTCAAAAAAATAAAATTATTAATCACTATATTTGTATAAAATTTTAACACAATGGCAGTATTTAACGGAACTAATTTAATTTTAAAGATTGAAGGTGCTACAGTAGGACATACTACTTCTTGCAGTATTTCGCTTTCAACTGATTTGCCAGATGCAACAACTAAAGATTCAAGCGGATGGAATGAAGTAATCGCTGGAGTAAAATCTGGTGAGATCTCTTTCGATGGACTTGTTGATTATTCAGATTCAGCAAACGCTAACGAAATTGCAGATTATCTAATTGCTGGAACTCAAGTTACTTGTGTATTTGGAACTTCAACTTCAGGAGAGCGTATTTATACAGCTGAAGGATATGTAAATTCAATCGAGATTAGTGCTGAAATGGAATCGCCAGTTTCTTATAGCGGATCAATTACGCTTACTGGTGCTGTTACAGCTTCTAACAACTAATTAAATTTATAACATAATGGCAAACAAAAGGAGAGGGTATTATACCACTAAATTAGGTGGGCAGTCAAGAACGTTACATTTTTCAATGAACTTTTGGGCTGCCTTTACCGATGAATTAAAGATACCACTTGATAAAATCGGAGAGGTTTTTGAAGGTGGTATTTCTATTTCTGGTATTCGTGCTTTAGTATATGCTGGTTTATTAGCGTATGATCAAGAGGAAGGTAATCAAGTAGATTATACTATTTTTAAAGTAGGGGGGTGGCTTGAAGATTTAAACCCAGATGAACTTGAAAAAATAGTTAGTACTATGATGGAATCTCGAATCTTGGGAAACGATCTAAATATGGGAATCGAAAGAAACCCTACAAAAGAAGATAGCGAGGGAAAGTAGAAGCCGACACCCTAACGTGGGAAACGCTGCTTGATTATTATATAGGACAAGTCGGCATAAATCCAAACGAGTTTTGGTTTAACACTTGGGCAGAAAATCAGCGTTTAGGGGAATCGTATAACATAAAACAAAATTTAGAGTGGGAGAGAATACGCTACTTGGCAACTTTAATTCATAATATAAATTGCCAGAAACGTAGTCAAATGATAAAGCCCCAAAAGTTATTTCCTCTTCCACAAGATCGTTATGTTAAAAAAGATAAACCCAAAAGTACAAAAGAACAATTTGAGTGGTTTAAAGAAAAAGTCAAACAAGCTGGGGTTAAAATATAACCCCTTTTTTTTTAGTATTTTTGTCCTATGGCAGAGAATCTTTTAAGAATAAAAATATTAGCTGACACTCAACAATTTGGAAAATCGTTAAGTTCAGTTTCATCAAAATTAAAATCACTTGGTTCAAATCTTACATCTGTTGGTAAGAATTTAAGCACAAGATTAACATTACCTATTACTATTCTTGGTGGTGCTGCAATTAAAATGGCATCTGATTTTGAAGAATCAATGAATAAAGTTGATGTTGCTTTTAAACAATCTTCTTATATAGTTAAGAATTTTGCTAAAACAACTTTAACACAATTTGGTATTGCTCAAGGAACAGCTTTAGATATGGCTGCTTTATTTGGTGATATGTCAACATCAATGGGTTTATCTACAAATCAAGCTGCAATATTATCAACTTCTTTAGTAGGTTTAGCTGGTGATCTTGCTTCATTTAAAAATATGAATATTGAAGAAGTTACTACTGCTTTAAATGGAGTATTTACTGGTGAAACAGAATCATTAAAAAGATTAGGAGTAGTAATGACCCAAGTAAATTTATTGCAATTTGCTCAAGAGCAAGGCATTAAAAAAACTTGGCAAGAAATGACACAAGCTGAAAAAGTTATGCTTCGTTATAATTATGTAATGAAAGTAACTGCTAATGCTCAAGGAGATTTTTCAAGAACTTCAGGAGGTGCTGCAAACCAAACAAGAATATTTCAAGAATCATTAAAAGAATTAGGAACAAGTTTTGGAAAATTAATACTACCAATTTTTACTAAAATTGTTCAAAAAGCAAATGCTTTAATTCAATATTTTAATTCTTTGGATATTGAAACAAAGAAAATTATAATTACTGCCGCTGCTCTTGGTGCTGCATTACCTCCTTTAATAATGGCTCTTGGTGGGTTAGTTACTGTTATTGGTGTTTTAACTTCACCTGTTACTTTAGTTGTAGCTGGTCTTGTTGCTTTATTTGTAGCTTCTAATGATATAATGAATATAATGCGTGATTTAGAAATTACGATAAAAACAGCATTAATAAATTCATTTAGTTGGGCAGCAGAAAAAGTTGAACTATTTATAAATACCTTAAATAGATATGGATCAATAGTTAAAAAGTTTTTTGAAGAAGGTTTTGATGCTGATTTTACAGATATAAATAATCAATTTGATTTATTAGCTGAAAATATTAAAGAAACAGGAAAAGCAGAAAGAGAAACTAATACAGAAGGTGCAAGATTATTAAAAACTTATGGAAGATATCCATCTACTTTGAAACAAATAAAAGATCAATTTATTGATTTAAAAGATAGTTTATTTGATTTTGGA